CCTCTACTGTAATCTCGTAAGAAGCCCAACCGTAAGGGCTGCTGTCTAAATCTTGCCAAAGTACATCTACTGAATACTTATCGCTACTAACTCCTTCTGTTTCTATTTCCCCTTCAGCATCGTATGTGGGTTCTTCAATCCATAAATAACCTAACTTTACAATAGTATGACCACCGTCTAAATAACTTTGTTCTGTTAAGTCATCAGTTATATGAGGTAATGCAGCTATTTTTTGTTCTGCTTGTTCTTGTGAGTTAAACTCGTATTTCTTAAATAATTCCATTAGCTTGTTAGTGTTTGTAATTCGCTGTCTGATAGTGCTTCATTAAATACCATTGTTTGGTATATCTCGCCATAAAAGTTAAAAAAACTACCTTGATTTAAACTAAATGTATCTAGTAAACCATCTGTAAACCAAGTGCCTGATGTTGTTGTATCTGTTTGTTGTGTGCCGTTATAATATAGTTGGCTATCTCCATCTTTGTATCTTAACGCTATCTTATGTCTATCTGACAAGGTTACAGAAAACCCCCAAGAATAAAGAGTAGTACCCCCACTTATAACTTGTACAGCAAATGAAGTTCCTAATAATTGAATAAATATATTATTGTTGCTATCAGATGCATCTGTAATACTAATTCTTTTAAAGTTATCAGTATTTGATGTAGTAAAATCTGCAAATAAACTTCCTTCTGCTTTTATAATTGTGCTATTCCCTGCATCTCCACAAGTATCTGCTGTCCTTGTTTCTGCAATTCCACTTGTTGGTATTAGGCTTGTAGCATAGCTTCCTGCTTCTAATTGAACACCCCATATAGCCACTTTATTTGTACTACCGCTAAATGTTGGCTGTAAGTCAATATGTGTTTTTGTTCCTGTTGTGGTTATTGTTCTTGTTGCTCTTACCCAATCACTACCCACATCTCCAAATGCAGGAGAAGGAGCACCACTACCTTCATCTCCTATATCTACATTACCCCCTGTTAAATTACCATCTATATCCTTTATATAAAAAGAAACGGTATAAGTTGCTGCTGCAATACTAAAACCTGTTAATCTTATTAGTGAACCTCCACTCTCTGTTAATTCAATTATTCTAACAGTACCTCCATCAGGTGCTGTTGTAGTATCGGTTAATAAAGTCCATCTGCTTAAAGGGTCAGTCCAATTTGCTCCTGATGGGTCATTAGATTGTAGTATGTTATTAGTTCTTGATGGCTCTAATAGTAAATGTGGGTCTTGTGGGTTTGTAGGGTCATAGTTAAGTCTTGCTTGGTCTGCTGCTACGCTTTCTATAAGTCCGTCTTTGTTTACTCTTGTAGCATCTGCATCTACTGTAACCGTAAAGTCTCCATCTCCATTACTAGGCACAACAGAATACAGCTTATCATCTGCTGCTTTATATCCGCTTGGTATTTGTACTAAACTTGCTTTTTGGTATATACTCATTATAATATATTTTGTAAATTCTTAATTATTCCACTAGTGCCTTCTGCTACACCACCGTCTAAAGTAACTCTTGCGCTAAAGTCTATTGCGTTTCCTATTGCGTTTGTGTGTATTGTTTGTGCAGCTTCGTTTATATAACCTGCGTCATTAGTCCATTGGCTGTTGTTACCACTTTTATTTGTTAGTGTGTCGGTTGTTGAAGCAGTAATAAAACCATAAGAGTTATCCCAGCCTGTATTACCGTCTGTTATATAACCTGCTCCGTTTGTTAGTTGGTTATTGTTTGTTGGTATTGTAGGCTTGTTTAGTATTTCTGCATCTCCACTTGTAGCGTTCCAATCAGCATTTACATTAACCTCTGCACCTTCTGCAATAGTTCCTAGTTTAGTAGATGAAGTGCTATCAAAACTAATCTTTGCGTTGTTAGTAGTAATATCTGATGCTTGTTGCGCTGTTATGCCCACTTTAGCATTGTTAGTAACAATATCAGCAGCCTGCTGTGTCGTTATTCCTACTTTTGCGTTATTAGCCGTAATGTCTGATGCCTGCTGTGTAGTTATACCAACTTTTGCTGTATTAGCTACTATTGCATCTGCTTGACCTGTTGTAATACCAACCTTTGCATTATTTGTACTTATATCGCTTGCTTGTTGTGCGCTTATAGTTGTTGTATCCCCTGCTAAAGCAGTTGTAGATGTTGTACCTAATTGTAGTAAAGCAGTATCTCCTTCTAACGCTGTGCCTGCACTTGTACCTAGCACCATACTAACTTTAGCATTGTTAGCCGTTATGTCATTAGCTTGTTGCGTGGTAATACCTACTTTGGCGTTGTTTGCTGTTATATCGTTTGCCTGTTGTGTAGTGATACCTGTTTTAAGAGTATTAGCAGCTATTTCATTTGCTTGTTCAGTAGTTATACCAACTTTAGAATTATTCGTTGCTACATCACTTTCTATTGTGTCAAGGTCAATAGCTTGACTAACTGATATATGTCCTAGCTTTGTAAGGTTTGCAGCGGTTGTATATTTGTTTGCACCCTCGCTGATGTCGTCAGTATCAAGTACTACTATACCTGTTCGGCTGTTTACACTACTAACAGCAGTTGCACCACCTGCTCCAATATTAGAACGTATAGCAGCCTTGTCATCTTCGCTAATTGATGTAGCTGATACTAAACCACTTGTTACATTTTCGGTATCTGTAACATCTGCATTGTCCTCTATTCCTGCAAGTTTTGAAGCATCATCAGTAGGATAGGAATTTTTAGCAGTATTAGCTATAATTGCGTTTGCTTGATTTGTGGTTATACCTACCTTTAAAGTGTTGGCTGCAATCTCACTTGCTTGCTCTGTTGTTATCCCTACCTTACTGTTATTGGTTTGTATGTCGCTAGCCTGTTGTGTGGTAATTCCAACCTTTGCCGTATTAGCAGCAACAGCACTATTAGCCTCTACTTTAGCATCTGTATAGTATTCATTACTACCCTCTGCAATATCATCAGTATCAAGTACTACATCTCCTGTTTGGGTGTTTACGCTTGTAACAGGATAAGGTACATTAGTAAGTTGTGAACCATCTCCTACAAAAGCATTAGCAGTAACAGTAGCATTAGCAACAAGATTACCACTATTGTCTAGTGTAACACCTGTGCCATTACCCTTACCATCCGTTATTTCTTTTGCAGATGAACCAACCTCGTTGTTATCAGTTGTTTTTAGTAACCCCTGATACGTTTGGTTTATTTGCTTTCCTTCTAATGTTGTACCCATTTAGAAACTTTTGTAATTTAACTAAATTCTTTTCTTTTGGTTTGTACATTCTCATAAAACCCACCCATTAAATAAACTATCTTTGTCAGGGTATATATCGTCATCTGAATTATTTTCGTATTCAGGATATAAATTACTGTTAAAACTCATATGGTCTATAAACCTTGTTGTATAATACTCTGCTAAATTGCGTTCTTTTTGCACAATAAAGTCTACTTCATCTTTACTAGGTGTTTCAGAATTTTCGCTTGTGTGCTTAAATAGTCCACCGTTTTTAAGTTGATAAGCTGAATAAGGTAAATACTCTACCATAGCAAAGTGTATAAGCATAGGTGCAAGGTATTCATCTACTAAAGTTAAATAATCGCCTGTTAATGTATCTCCTATTATATCAGCTTGTAATTTGTCATACAATTTACTTCCTGTATAGTTTCTTACGTGTACCTCTTGGGCTATTTTAATAAACTGAATAAACTTATCCGTATCTACATTACCATCTAAAATACTATTTTTTACAAGGTCAGTTCTATTTATAAATAATGCTGTTGCCATATCTTAATTTTTAAAACCCATTTTATTCCAATAAGCTGCTGTGTAACCTTTGTACTTCATATCTTTAGGAGCAACAGGTACTTTTTGTGCGTTAGTTTCAGGCTTAAATCCTTGACTTTTAGCTTCTGTTGTACTAATTACACTGCCTAGACTTTTAGAACCTTCCTTGCGTGCGTAAATGCGTCTAAACCATTTGTGGTTACATCTCGCTCCACCTTTGTATAGCCATACAGAATAAGTATCTGCACCACCTTTGCCAAAACCTGCATTAACAACTTTAGTAGTCATAGCGTTTATATCTTCTTTACGATATACCTTTTTAGCACTTACCATTTTCTTGCAAAACTCCCTAGATGTGCCTTTAGTCTTTGCAGGATTGTACATATATCTAACTAAATATGTTTTATCCTCTTGACCTTTTTGTTTACTCTTACCATCTTGTTTGCCTTCACTATACGGCTTTGCACTAACTGTACTAGCTAGATTTGTCTGCTCGTTTAACTCTTTAATCTTTTGATTTAAGTCATCGTCATTGTCATAGTCTACTTCTTGTTCGTCTATAACCTCAAAGTCCTTTAGTAGTTCTTCTTCGTCTTGTCCTAAATCTATAAGGGCATCAGCAATATCTGTGTCTACAAACTTATCTAAATCACTAGCTAACTTTATACCTGTTTCTTCTTCTTTTGTTTCGTCATCTACAAGGTCATTGTCAATCTCTGTAAACTCTAAAGGTTGTAGTGTTTTAAAGTATAGATTAAGAGATATACCGTTAAAAGCTAGTATTTTATCAAACGCTTCTAGTAGTAAGTTTTGGAATGGTCTAATAACGGTGTTATCCATTAGTATAGATGCAGTCTTTAACTCCTCTGCGTTGTTTCCAAGCCCTGTATTGTCTTTAATTCCCAAAAGCATAGGAGATACTACCCTGTGTGATACAAGTATCTTACGGCTGCTCTCATCGCTTAAAAATTGATATTGGTTATGTGCATCACTTAATTGTACAGGGTCTATTGTAGCTGCTGTTTCAGGGCTATCGTTAAATGATAGTATAAACTTACCTGCATTACTACTGCCTGAAAACTTATCATAAATACGTCTTTCTATCATCTCCCTTTCTTCTGCACTTGGAGTACCTGAATTAAAGTTAATAAGCATACTAGGAGATAGTCCTGATTGTATGTTATTTATATGGAAGTTAGATATTTCTTCTTCTAAATCTGCATATTGCAACCCACCTTGATAGTCAGGGGTAGCATAGTACTTGTA